CTTATACGAAATAAATTTACACACTACAGTAACACAGGTCAAATTATTGCTGAGTTACGTAAAATAAATGGAGAACATAAATTCTGGAAACTAAAAAACAAGGGAGTTAACACATGGGGTGTGCCTTCTTTTGATGAACAAGATTCAGAATACGAAGTGAGGAAACAAGATGCCACGCCGTTCTAAATTACCAAAAATAAAAAAGGGAATGCAAAGTGAACAGATAGCCATATTGTATTTGATAGAAAAAGGATTTTTTGTTTTTAAAAATTTATACGGTGTAGGACCTGCAGATCTTATTGCTATTAACGAAAAAGGCACGTTAGAAATATATGATGTGAAAAGTGAAAGTTATAGAAAGACGTGGAAACCAGGCACACGTATATGTAGACAGCTAACTCAAGAACAAAAGAAATTAAAAATGAAATTTATATTTGTAGATAAGGATGGAGGGTGCCGCATTGCCAGACGTTAATATAATACTAGGGCCACCCGGCACAGGTAAAACTGAAAACTTACTGCGGATCGTGGACCAGGAACTTAAAAGTGGTACACCACCTGATAGAATTGCATTTGTAAGTTTTACAACAAAAGCAACAAATGAAGCACGTGATAGAGCAAAAGTAAAATTTAATTTAACTGACAAAGACTTTCCTTATTTTTGTACGCTGCATGCATTTGGTAAAAGACAAATGGGATTTACAAAATCAGAGATTATGGACAATAAAGATTACTTAGATTTTTCTGATAAGTATGGTGTAGATTTAAAAAGAGTTACAACTGATTGGGAAGAAAAGGGTGTTGTGTCTACAGATAATAAATATTTAAGAGATATAAATAAATCAAAGATGCAAGATTTAGAATTACAAGATTTTTATAATGCAGCTAATTTAGATTATGCTTGGGAAGAATTGTTGTGGGCTTATCGTTCTTTTGAAGATTATAAACAAACAAATAACAAATTTGATTTTACAGATATGTTGACACAGTTTACACAGTTTGGACACACACCACCTCTTGATGTTGTCATTGTAGATGAAGCACAAGATTTAACAAAGTTACAATGGAGAATGTGTGAAAAGATATGGGCTAATTCTAAAAGAGTATACATAAGCGGTGATGATGATCAGGCAATATTTAGATGGGCTGGTGCAGACATTGAGCATTTAATTAAAATGGATGGAAATATAAGTGTGTTAAATCAATCATATAGAGTTCCTCTTGATGTGCATTTAATAGCAACACAAGTTGTATCAAGAATTAAAAACAGGAGACCTAAAGAATGGGCACCAAGAGCATACAAGGGAGAAGTTAGATACCATGCATATCCTGGCGCTGTTGATCTTTCTGAAGGTAACTGGTTAGCACTTGCAACATGCAGCTATATGCTAAATGATATTGAGGAAGATTTACGTCATTTAGGATTACCTTATACAATTTATGGCAAGACACCTATTAAACAAGATCTGTTAAGAGCTGTCAGTGCTTGGAAAAGATTAAATCAATTTGAGCAATTAAATTACAACGACGTAGCTGCCATTTATGCAAATTTAAAAACAGGTTTTAATATAAAAAGAGGGTACAAAACTTTAAAAACATTAGAAGAAGGTCAAATGTATAACATAGAATCTTTGTGTATGAATCATGGATTAATAAATGCTGGCATACCTTGGGATGTTGCTTTTACTTCTTTAAGCGAAAAAGATAAATCATACATAATGTCATTAGAAAAACATGGAGGATTAGGTGTAGATCCAAAAATAAATTTAAGCACAATACACATGGCAAAGGGTGGAGAATGTGATAATGTTATGTTGTTGACAGATTTATCCCGTGCAAATCAAAATGAAATGGAAGTTAGTCCAGAGGATACAGATAGAGTTTTTTATGTAGGAGCAACACGTGCAAAAAAGTCATTGCATATTATAAACCCCCAAACAGAGAGAGGATATTTCATATGATAAACAAAGAAGAAATATTAAAGAAGGCAAAAGAGCTTGTCACTGGTGACAGGAACGAAACACATGGAGATGCATTTAAAAACCATGCAGAAATTGCAGAGTTTTGGAATATATTTTTAGACAAGAAATTACAACCAATGGCTAGTATTACAGCAGAGGATGTAGCGTTGATGATGGTGCTATTAAAAGTATCAAGACACACACAAGGAACAAAAAACAATTTGGATAACTTCATAGATATGTGTGGTTATGCGGCTATAGCAGGGGAAATTAATGAATCAGGATCTATTTAGAAAAGACGAAGTAAAAGCAGAATGGCTACACCCCACAGAAACACCTTCAATGAAGGGCAAGGACGTGGTAGCAATTGATTTGGAGACGTGTGATACAGAGTTAAAGAAAATGGGTCCAGGATGGCCTAGAAAGATAGGATCTGTTATAGGCATTGCTATATCTAGTGGTGATTTTACTGCCTATTATCCAATAGGACACGAAGGTGGTGGTAACATGGATAAATCAATTATTGTAGAATATATTAAAGAAGTGTGTGAAGATGAATCCATACAAAAAGTATTTCATAATGCACAGTATGACATTGGGTGGTTATCTACTTTAGGGATAGAAGTAAAAGGTTACATACACGACACTATGATAGCTGCTGCATTATTAAATGAAAATAGATATTCTTTTACATTAAACAGCATGGTAGCAGAGTATTTAGGTGAATTTAAAAATGAATCATTATTAAAAGCCAAGGCAGAAGAGCTGGGGTTAGATGCTAAAGCTGACATGTACAAGATGCACGCATCATTTGTTGGGGAATATGCAGAGGCAGACGCTAGATTGACATGGCGTCTACACGAAAGATTTATTACGGAGATAGAAAAAGAAGATTTAACAAAAGTATATGACATAGAATGTAGATTGATACGTGTTATATTTAATATGACTAAACGTGGTGTGCGTGTAGACATGGAGAAAGCATTTGGTCTTAAAAAGAAATTACTGAACAAAGAAAAACAATACTTAAAAAGAATAAAAGATTTAGTGGGTCAAGATGTGCAAATCAATGCAGCACGGTCTGTGGCCCAGGCATTCGATAGTGTTAATTTAGAATACCCTCGTACAGCGTTGGGGGCTCCTAGCTTTACACAAACATTTCTTGAAACACATGCGCATGAATTACCACGCATGATAACAAAAGCACGTGTGTTAAACAAACTGCAAGGAACATTTGTCGATGGTGTGGCTAAATATGTACACAATGGTAGATTACATGCACACATAAACCAGATACGTGGCGACAATGGTGGCACAGTGACAGGTAGATTTTCTATGTATGCTCCTAATTTACAACAGATGCCTATAAGAAATGAGTATGGATCAGAGTTACGTAAAATATTTATACCAGAAGAAGGAGAGTATTGGTTGTCTGCTGATTACTCACAACAAGAACCTAGAATACTAACACATTTTGCCATACTTAATAAAAATGCAGGGGCAGAGGAGGTGCAACAAGCATTTGTAAAAGGATTAGACTTTCATAAACAGACAGCAGAGATGGCAGGAATTGACCGTAGATTAGCTAAAACAATAGGTCTAGGAGTTATGTACGGCATGGGCTATAAAAAGATGGCTATAGACTTAGATATAGCCCCTACAGAGGCAAAAGACATGCTAAAAGAGTTTAGGCAAAAGGTTCCTTTTATGCAGGGTATGTTAGAAGCTGTAATGAACCGTGCAAACCAAATAGGATCTGTGCGAACATATTTAGGACGTAGATGTAAATTTGATCTATGGGAACCTGCTTGGTACGAAGCTGGTGTATTTCACAAAGCATTGCCGCACAATGAAGCAACAACAAAATGGGGTGGTTCTATAAAAAGAGCTGGCACATATAAAGCGCTAAATAGATTGATACAAGGCACAGCTGCGGATCAAACTAAAAAAGCCATGGTTGATATATACGAACAATTAGGTATAATACCACTTATACAAGTCCATGATGAGTTGAACTGTAGCGTAAAATCTGATAAAGAGGCACAAGAAATAAAAAATATGATGGAAACATGTATAGATTTAAAAGTGCCCTCTAATGTTGATTACAAAATTAAAGATAACTGGGGAGATGCCAAGTGAGTATAAATAAAGAAGCAAGGAAAAAAAGATTAGAAAATAAAAAGAATAGCTTTGCTATTAATCCGGAGCAGATGGAATTTGAAAGAAGAAAAGTACTTGAACAAATGTCTACGAAAATTGATCGTAAAAAGCTCAACA